ATGGAAGAGCCCCGCCGCTCTGGCGTCATCGAGCGTTGGATAGCCCGGCGTCTTCCCCGTGAGGCTCACTATCCTGCCAGTCCATCCCCTGCAGATATCGCAGGTGTTCTTTGCCGTCCCGCCTGTGATCTCGGCCAAATCCTGGCCATGCTCCAGAAGGCGGTTCGCGGTCCCATTGATCATTGTCTCGCGGGTGGTGGTCCGAGCCACCATTTCGGTGTAGCTCTTCATATTCCATTCCCGGCCTGCCGCGTCTTTGAATCCGGTGATACCCTTCTCAGCCAGTGCTTCCCTGTAGCGCTTGGCGGTCTGCTTCCAGGTCTGATATCCGGCCACATCGCCCCGGACCGCTTCCAGGGCGAGGTTCCTGTAAACGTCGTCTACTCTCCGGCCTATGACAGAATCGACATCAACAAGGCGCTGGTAGGTATTCTCGGCCAAAATCGCCATCGCTTCCTGATGAATCGCGCCGAAGGCAATCTGTGCAAATCCTTGATCAACCTCGACCATCGCCGCTCGGTAAAGTTCCGGAATTGCTTCCTCGCACCAAGTCCTCCCACCGGCCAGGAGATCCTTTCGGATTGCAGCGACATTGTTCTTGAGCGCTGTGAGGTTCTTGAGATCGTTGCCCTTAAACAGCGCCTTATTGTACTCTGTCAGGATCTCCCGCTCTGCATCGGTGTAGAGCTGGATGAGGCGGCGAGCTTGGGCCTCACTGAGTTGCCTGTTGGGCATTCACTTCACCTAATGCAGGCAGTCTCAGCTTAGGGGCCGTGCCGGGCTCCGGGATTGCGGGCTCCCGGATGTCCTTCATGGCCCGCGTGATCTGCTCCTCGGACATGCCCCTCTCCCTCATGGCATCCTGAGGGCTCATGGCCTGAGCACCTATGAGGGTTGCTTGTCGTTGGGCATCCAGCATATCATCCTGCTGGAGGCCGTCTTTCCAATTAATATGAAAATCAGTAATCTCTACCGCACCAGGCATCCCATGATAGACCTCCAGCCGAGAACATAGCTTGATGGCCTTCTTCAGCCTGGCATCGTACCTTAACTTGATTCCGCCCGCCTTCGACAGTGGTCGGCTCATCATGAGCTTCAGGGCAGTGCCTGAGAGAGCGGTGCCCGCCTGGCTGGCATCGAAGGCCACCTTGCAGGTTTCACTCACCTCATAGAGTCTCTGCATGAGGTGCTCAATGGAGGTGTAGCTGGTAACGGGCGGCCCCCTGCCATCTATGATTCCTGGCGGAACCTGGCCTTCTACTACAGTGATATACCGCGATCCGCCGATTATTCTGTACTCACCGTTTCTTGGGTCCTGCTCTTCTATCGGCGGGCCATACATGCTCGGATCGGCGAACTTGTCTTCAATCCGGAATATCTGAGCATACCTCATGAGGATCTCATGGAGAATGCTGTTGATGTCGGTATAATCGTCAGTGCCTATGAGTTGGTCAGTCTCGGGCTTGTTCTGGATGTCTATGATGTCGAAGTCATCCAGGCCCGTGGGCTCGATGGGCAGCAGTCCGGCGAATTCCGGGAAGCTATTGAGGGGCAGCGGCTCAGAGTCTATTTTGCCGGATTTGAGCATATAGAGCCGGTGCTCAATGACATAGCTCTCCTCTCCATCGGCTGGCGGCCTGTGGATCTCTACTTTGAGGTAGCTGATATCCTTTCTCTTTTCTACCGGATCATTGAATGTATAGGCTATAATGTGGGCATCGATCTGCTTGATATTGCTGATGCTGACGACCGGATACCAGTATTTTGGGGGGATGTTCTCGATGACCCCCCTACCATCATCGAATCTGAGCTTGAGGATATTGCTGCCGGTCTTGCTGTAGTCCACCACCCCGTCCTGGATCGCTTCCCAGAGCAGGTTATCCCTGATGATCCTTTTGAGGGCGGCCAATTGATCATCCTGGTCTGCCGCAACTTCCGGGATCTCCCCGGCCACCAGGTCAGACCAGAGCCGGGAAAGGAGCTTGTGGAAGTTGATGACAATCCTGAGGTCTCCGCTCTTATCTGCCCGGAGTTTGCGGACTTCATCCTGCCAGACCTGATTATGCTTGCCCCGAAAGAGCTTCGTATTCTGCTCATAGAGCTGGAGCCGGGCCTGAGTATCGGCATCTTCTGGCGGCCAGGGCTGCTTGATCTGCAGGATGGCCTCATAATCGGTTATCAGGATAATCAGCTCTTGGATTTTCGGGATGCGGCGTTGGTCTGGAGATTTTCAGAGATGAATTTCGGGATATCCTGGAAATGGGAAACGCACATCAGGATATTCTCATGGTGCAGGATTTGGCCGGTAGCTTTCGGCCCTCCGGGCAGCAGCTCAAGGACCTCGCCTGAAATGGAGCCCTTGACATAGCCCACGTCATCGGGGCCGAATGGGTGACCGCATAGGACGCACTTCATGGCTCACAGTCCTGCTGGCTTGGCGTGGGCAGTTGACAGACCATAGAATACTCGCATAGCCCAATACCTTGTCTCATCACAAGCATGGTCATTCTTCTTTACGGGCTTGTCCTCGCCCTTCTCCTGAGATTTCACATCCCAGACGTAGTTAAGCAGCTCCTCAATAGTCCGCCTGCATCGGATATAGATCTTGAACAGGCCGGTAGATAGGGCTTGAGCCAAGACCTGGATACCATCGAGTACGGCATTCCGAGCAGGATAGATGACGATGCCTTGAAAGTCTTTCCGGAATTGGTCTATGAGGTGCTTGGCGGATGGATCGACATCAATTGATTTAGGACGGATCGCTTTTCCATTCCAGAATAAGAAGGTCTTCATGTCTGCTGATAGGGAGGCATCCGTTTTTGAGCCGCTCTTTTGAGGTTCATAATAAAGCTCTTTGACTTTGTACCAGATCCCTTTTGCCCGACCATATAGACCAAAGACACAAGGGTTTGAGGCCCCATAGTCTACTGAGGCCCGCCATTCCTCAAATTCGGCAGGTAGTTGATCCACCACATAGCCGTCTTGGATATCAGATGAGAAGAAATCGTAAACCGCGCCTTCTGCGATGCACCAGAGGCCCAAGATATACCGCTTGAAGAAGATCGTTCCGGCTGCATAGAGCTGCTTGTACCTGGCTTTTGTGGCTTCGGTGAGGCTCGGGTTGTCATCCATGAGAAAGTGCATCACATAGAGGCCCAACTCTTTGGCCCGGTCAATCCATTTCTCCTTAAACCAGTGATAGGGGCTCTCAGGATTACAGTTGAACCAGAGCTTCGCACCATCTACAGAGCACCGGCCCACGGCCTGATTGACAAAGCTTTCCGGCTGAAGAGCCACTTCATCGAAATATGCCCCGGCTGCCGTGATGCCCTGGACAAGATCCTGACTGGATTCATCTTTGCCTCCGAATAGGTAGAAATAGTTGACATGGCCGAGGTAACTCACCTCTATCATGTTATCTGCCCGGTGGTCTACGAACTGCATTCCCCGGCCTATGAGCATCCTCTTTAGGGGTGCGGCCACATTTCGCCGGAGGCTGCCGATGGTCTTGCCGGCCAGGATGAAGTTCTGGGCATTGAAGTTTGCCATGGCCCAAATGACGAAGGAAAGCGACATCGGGGCGGTCTTGCCGCTCCTGATTGCTCCCTCAGCTATTATCCCGTTTAGGCTCCTGATCGGTGAGCCCATCACCCACCAGGTTAAGATCCTCCATTGGAGAATGCTCGGGGGGGTCCACTTGAACGGGAATATCTGGAGCATCTTTCCACACTTCAGGGGTCTTGGTTTCCAGCGCCATCATAAAGCCGTCGTCTTCGGGCTCAAGCGGAGCTGCAGGTGCCTCAATGCGGCGCTGGTTGAGAAGGC